CTATCTAAACTGAATCGCCTCAATCCGCAATGCCTGTCCTACAGTTCCGAGTGTTGCTACTCCATCAGCTTTTGTCCAATCAGTCCAGCCACTGTTTTGAATATGTACTCTATATTCAAAGTCACCCTTCAAACATAAGCATTCTATACGTTTATTTTCGTTTGTTGTGCCGATAACAGTATCTTTGTTTACTGTGCCATAATCTTTCCAGCCGATACCCTCAATGTGCGCTTTTGCCTTGATTTCGATGTTCAGCGGATTGATTTTAAAAGCTTCCAGTCTGAGATTGTGACCCGTGATGCCAATGATATTCTCGCAAGCTCTCTCTCCTAACCAGCCTCTGTTCTGGACGTGTGGATTGACAAGGAATTTAGCAGCCATGATCTCGATTGCTTCAATTTGCAATCCTTTTCCTTTTGTTCCGGCCCAGTTTCCGTTAAATGTCCAATCTGTCCATCCGATGTTTTTCTGATGAACTCTGTAGATATATGGCGTATCCTTACCGGTAATCTTGATTGCTTCTATACGTTTGTTCTGACCTGTGGTGCCAAGGATTGTGTCTTTGGATATATTCTTGTATTCCTTATCGCCTACATCCTTGATATGTACTACTACGTCTGTTTCTCCGACAGGAGCAAGACGGAACGCTTCGATTCTCCGGTTCTGTCCTGTCGTTCCTGACATACGACCGTCAGACTGCCAGCACGCCCAGCCGATGTCACGGATATGTGACTGGTAAGACACCTTACCGTAATGCTGTACGGAGTCCTGAGATGTTCCACCAGCTGTTACCTTACCGTCAGAATCCTCTTTTGCCGGAGATGCCGTAGCGATGCCGAATGCATTAAGGATACCTCTTGCCAGATCATCCATCTGACCGTTGAATTTATTCAGATCGCCAGAATTGGTAACGAAGCCATTCTCTAGAAGTCGATAGCTATATCCTCTTGCGGCAGCCCTGTTCGGGTTGGCGAGGTCACTTCTCGGAACGATATTTTTTGCACGCCCCGGGAAGAACGAGCCGATAAAGCTTGCCAGTGCCGTGTCATACTGGTCTGCGCTGTAAGCGGAATTGATAATAACATGACCGCCCTTTGCCGAAGCTCCTGCGCTGTCCATGTGCAACTCTAATATCTGCCAGTCTTTAGGAATATTTAAACTCATAATACCATTATCGGCATACCAGTTCCGGTTCATGTCAGCGACCGTGACATTTCCACCGCCTAATGCTGATAATCTGGAAGCGAGCGCACGTACACGCTCTGCCTCCGTATATCCATATCCTACTGCTCCGCAATCACCGGCACCATGACCGGCTATTACTATTACATATAAATGTGCCATAAGTATCTCTCCTTTCCGTCTTTACGCTATCTACTCAGCTTTATTTAACTGTTTAAACACCTGGTTTACATAATTACTAAGTCCCGCAACCAGAATGCCCTGAACAATTGCTGTGAAAATTGCCATTGCGATATTTTGTGTACCTTTAAGGTCGCAAGTTGCAACAACATAGATTCCGCAAACTACAACTCCAACAACTCCAAGGATTGCCGGAATGTATTTGTCCGCTACGGTTTCAGATTTTTTTAGTCCGATTCCGATAAAATACAGGACAACTGCCACGACAACAAGCTCTGGTTTTACATAATTCATAATCTGTTCCATAATATCAATCTCCTTTTTTCTTGTTTAGATGAAGGTCTTTAATCTCTTCATACATCTTTGTTCCAGTTCCGTTCCCGCCTAATTCGTGATACGATTCGTACATATCACAAAAATTTTCAAATGCGTAAGGTGGGATAGAACCAAGTTCCATGTATTTATCATGGTACTCAAACAATTTTACTTTTAAGAGAATCATCGTTCCCTTGCTGTTTGCATCTCTGTAATGCTTCTGGTTCTTCAACAGCCAGATGATATAACCTAGCACAATAGGAAGAATCAGCGTATATGTCTGCATCAAAAATTCTTTCACTGCATCTGTCTCTCTTTCTTAATTTTGCGTACAAAAATAAGACCTCTCGGTCTCGCTCTGATATCCATATTTTCTCCATTAAAAAAGACAGCTCCGAAGAGTCTGCCTTTTGTCTGTTATTCTGTTATAATTTCTTTCCACATCTCGGACAGTAGTTAATCGGTATATTCATTTCCATCATGGTTTCTTCACCGCCGTAATCAGATACCCCAATATGCAGTACGCTTTGTTCATCCACTTCGCCGCCGAACAACCACAACTCCAACCGCTTTACCGGATCTCCTTTAGCAAGTACCACCGGACGTGCGCCCAACAGATTGCTCATATCCTTTTTGCCAAAGAGTACCTTTCTACTACAAAATTCACATTTCTCCATTTTCATTACCTCTCTGATATTTTTATTTTGATTGTATCAGATAATGTAATGGTTAAGATATTTTCAGGAGAGTTCGATGTTTTTCGATACCTCATTTTCAAAAACTATAATTCCTCGCGCAATAATTCAATCAATTCGGAGAGTGTCATTTTTCCTAATTCCATTACTTTTCCAGCACCTCACGAATTGCTTCAAGATCATCTACTGTAAGTGCTGGATAATCTGCCGCAATATCCTCAAAAGACTCTCCGTTTTTAAGACGGATTTTAAATGCTCTTACCATGATTTTCAATTTAAGTGTGTTCAATGTTTTCATTATGCTTCTCCTCCAATCAAATCAGCCATCATTAAAATGATATCGTCTGTAGTTGCTTCTAGTACGTCGATACGCTCCGCATCAGTTCTTTTAGGTTCATTCCCATAATTGAGATATTTTTCTGGGTTCGCTTTTACATCGGCTAAGTCTAGCGTTCCAGTAGGTTCGGAGATTTCTTTGTAATCATATTCATGATAGGTCTGTTCCTCTTCTTGTCCATCGGGAATCTCCTTTACGATGTTCTCATTCAGACAGATATAGACATAATCAATTCCATCAATCTGCCTAACAGTAACACTCTCTTGCGTAGTGTCGAATCTTGCTTTCATGAGATATCACTCCTTTACATATTTGAATCGTTTTGTTCGCGTTGTATCTTCTTTTTATATTGTAGCTGTCCGTGTGGTCTAAGATGCCTTTGTATGACATGCACTTCCTTGCAAGCCATATTGGAATCTTCTTCCTCTGCTTTACAAGGGATTGTGCTTTCTTGTACGACCGCCTCACTCTTAAGAAAACTCTTCTTCTAATTGTGATATGCTGTCTATATATGCGGACACCCATAATATCAATGAAATGACCGTCATCTTTGCGTTTTGCGATTGTTGTATATACCATCCAACTATCTTTGATTTTCAATCCCATCTCATCTGCTTTCTGAATAATCAGCTTCATAGCTTTGTGAATGTCTTTTGCGTTCGTTCCAAGAATAAGGATATCGTCCATGAAGAAAAGTTGATGCTTGACAAGATTTACTCTTTCTATTGTTCCGTTTCTCTTCTTTCTGATACGATACATATTCTCCGCTATTTCATGGTAGATTTGAGACAAGAATAAGTTGCAAAGATACTGGCTTAAATACGAACCAATACTCAATCCAGTGTCAAATGTCATGATTAACATCTCTATCAATTCGAGTAGCGGTTCATTCTTAATGTATTTCCGAAGAAATTCCATTAATTTGTTTCTGTCTATTGATGGATAACATTTGCTGATATCGCATTGACCAGCGTATCTGATATCTTTATTTCTCATCCATCGTTTTATTGCTTTGATACCGTAGGATTGACCTCTGCCTTTCAGTGCTGCGCATTGGTATTCTCCAATTCGCCTTAAGAAGTCTTTCATAGCTTCTACTGCGATATAATCGTAGATTTGCTGTTTAATGTTCTGAATTCCAATTCTTCGCACTTTCTGACTGGAAGCGTCAATCTTTTCTTTGTACCATATTGGTTGAAAGTGAATATTACCTTGAATGATTTCTTCACGTACTCCGTCAACCACTGTTTCAACCATCGGTTTCATTCCGTTTAATCCGAACTCATTGAACATTCCTTTAATAGTGTCTGTCGGAAGTCCAGTGTATTCAGAAAACATCGTCAATGAATCTCTTCTTTTGTATTTCTTTTTAAGGCATTTGTATACTGCCTTTTGAATCAGTTTTCTGTCTGTTATATCGATCGTTTTGCAATACGTCTTCATCGATTGTCTTTTTAAGGGCTTTCGGTTTGCACTACTAACCCCGGCAGATAGGCGAACCCTATCCGTCCTTACTCCTTTCGTCAAAAATAAAAGTTTCAGTAGGTCTATAAAAAGTATTTCGGGCATCTGTCCGAGAGCCTTTACGGGCTACACTCTTTACGAGTGCGAAATACGACGCAAGGATTTATATATATTAGAAATTAACAATTTCAGCCGAGGTAATTCCAATTCGTCCTGTCAAGCCTGTTCCTGCAATTCACGTACGCTGAGCCAGCATTCGACCCATTCCTGAGATTACCGCGTGCGCCGTAAGTCCTTTTATTTTTGTCGGTCGTATTAGGGGCGATCCCCTCTTTCCTAAAGGAAATTCACCCCCAACGACCTCTTCTTAATCGCAGCCGAGGCAATGCCAAGCCGTCCAGTCAAGCCAGAGCCTGCAAGACACGAACGCCGAGCCAGCAGACGACCCATCCCTGAGAAGACCGCCTTGTAAATATTCTCGCGTTCCAGATGTAGTTTTACCGCCAGCGTATACCATATCTGCGAAGCCTTGTGAATTTGACGAACCTTTTGCAGATGGAAACCATGCGCCAGTATCAACATCTACAGCAATATCGCCAACCCAAAAATCCGAACCGTTTCCGTCGGGATTTGCTGGAATTGTACCGACACACGTATATGTGTTTCTAATCATTGCATCAGAAGAACTGTGTGCTACACCCTTTGGCGCAACATACACTTTTTTGCTGTAATCGCTTTGGAAGTCCATTACTGTATCAGATGCAACCATATATCCACCGACAGCGTATTCACGGCCTTGAACTCTGTACGGATGTTTGCCATCTGTATTAGAGCCGAAAGAACCATCATGTCTGCCAATAACTGCATCTGTGCTTCCAGACCACCAGTGCATTGACGTAATCGTGATAGGAGCATTTACTGTATCGGATAATTTAATCGGCATGGTGTTAAATCCTGTTTCGATATCCAAATAGACCGCTTTATTATTTGCGTCAAGGGTTTCAATTTTAAGTACTTTTACATCATCTGCATATTTATGAATATTCGCTACTCCACGGTCATTATTTACACCGTTCTTTCCGTCATTGAGCTGACCGTAACCAACTGATACATAAGAGCCAACAAGAATGTTCTGCGCCTGTGCGTTTGTAACCGGGAAATACGTATGCACATCAGCAGATTCGATGGAGGCAGAGTATTGGAAACTGTATCCTGTACATCCTTGGAATAAGCTCTGACTATTCTTTGTAGCACCTTTGATGATGTTGAAAAGAATCTGAAATGTATTTCTTTCTGAACCAGCACCTAAATAACCTTTACCCTTTTTCTGATAATTCGTAATCATATTGTTATGACTCTGATTTCTTTCAGGTTTTAATCCAGGCTGACTTCTAAGCATTCCATCAGAAGCGATACCAGAAACATAAGCAGAACCAATACACCACGGAGTAATTGTTCTGTCTGCACGCTTACATTCTGTCCACGGTTTTAATTTATACTTTTCGTTTGGTGTGTCAGAGATCGTTACCAAATCGTACTCTGGATTTGATGCGTCCCAATTCCACCAAAAACTCATCTGCATAGCACCAACATCAACGCTACCTGTTTCTTGATAAGTATCATCATATTCTGTAGCAATCGGATATGCCGTGCCATCATCATTACGCTTGTAATTACAATGTACCCAGTCAAAAAGAGGGTGGCTGCCATTCAGATAATCGTCTTTTCCCTCGGTTGTATCAGTGGACGGAACAAATTCCAATCCCGCATTATCTAACAATTTCTCTCCGCTAGATGTTGGATTGGTTGCGAATTTCCAGATTTTTGTCTGATACACCTTTCCAGTTCTACGGATATTATAAAAGTCTTTAATGGTTGATGCGTGTGGAGTGTTGTTGTGAATGTCTTTCATTACACTCTTCAAATCAGTGATACCTTCCTTTAGCAAAATAATGTCGGCTTTATTCTTCGCAATCTGCTCGGCATTTCCTCCTGCCGCTCCGCCGGATCCACCGTTCTTAAGCGCTTTCATCGCAATCGCCTGTGTTAAAAAGTCGTTCATTACTGCCATTCACCCCATTTCCCATTTGCTCCGACAAGTGCTATATCCAAGCTTGCCGTAATGCAGCTTGATCCAATGCCGATCGGATAATCTCCGTCAAGCCCAGTTACCTGTTCGCAATTCGTTGGGAGCGTGTCCAAAGTTGAATCTGCAATCAAGTGGACTCTTATAGATCCGTCTGGTAATCGTCTTTCTACGTCTAGTACTTTAATCATGCTATCTCCTCCTAATATCCAAATCTCGCAATCGCAATATTAGCATTGTCTGACCAACAGCCGAATGTATCATTATCTCCATATGCTTTCACTTTAACGGTTGCTCCATCCATCCCGTTTGCCACAAAATCATCTGTGTAATTGGTAGAGTAAAATGCTGTATAGGTCGTATCGTATTCTTTCCACGTTCCGTCAGCTTTTGTGATACGCACTTTGTAATACGTTGCATTTTCAACTTCTGACCATTTGACTGCTGCATAAGTATAACTAAAATACCTTGACTGGCTTTTATAGTACGATGCATATTCCACTGTCGGAGTACCGAGGATGCATTTCTCAATCCAGTTTTTCGCAGCATTGCTGATAGCTTCTTTCAGAGCATCATCTGGCTGAAAAGTAATATCTGGGATTTCGACAGACGGTGGTTTAAGTGGTGGCGTACAAGCCGACACCGGTACGGCACTGGAAAGAGCCAGTGTGAGTGCGCAGATGATAGCTGCTAATTTTCTTCTTTTTCTTTTCATGTTGATTCTCCTATTCTTTTATTCTCCAATCGCAATCCAGTCGTAGGTATCGCCCTCTGTGAGCGCGGACATATCTTCATCAGCTTTTGGCGTGTAAGTTATGGTTCCTTTATTTATTGCAACTGTACCGATACTGTGGTTATCCACCGAGTTGTAGCCAACTCCGATAAATCCAGCTATTCCGCTTAATTTTCCGTCCTTATACACCAACGATAAGATTCCGTGTTTAGCATTACTGCTCGGAAATTTTCTCGCCATTATGAATCTCGACACATTGCTAAGTCCAGTTTCAATCGCTTGGCCATTCATTCCTTTTCCGGTTATTGTTCCGTACTTGACCTCGCTAGTTACCAGCGTTCCTGTAATTTTCATGCCATCGCTTGACGTAAATGTTTTTCCGACTCTTACATCTGACGCTTTTGCATCTCCATAAATACTGCCTGCCTCGTTGTACACAACCGTTTTTTTAATGTCTCCTTTTAACAGTACCGGTTTACTCGTGTCTGCAAGAGAGACTTCAATTGTATGCTTAAGCACCGGCATTGTACTCTGACCATAGTTCGGAATGATTATTGGTGTGGATGATAGTTCCGTTTTTTTTGCAACTGCTTTAATTTCATTTTTGCTCGTCAACGTCCCTTCAATTTTCTTTCCATTCACATAGGCGCTCTTTCCGAGTTCAATGCTGTCTGCATCCGCGGTTGCGTCCGCAGTAAGGATTCCGGCAAAGTCAGAGCCTCTTTCTTCACGCTCTTTTTCTGTAAAAAGTTCTTCGCCTTCTAACACGTTCAAGGTCGCGATCGTGGTATTCCATTCTCTGTCTGTACCTTCTTCAGTCACGCACACGCTAAATCTGACAGTGCCTTTGTGTGATGTAGCTTTCCGCAGAGGACTCCACTCAAAAGTTACATTTTCGCCAGACACCTTTAAATTCTCGGCATTGTATCTGTCTTTTCCGGATACCTTATTTGATGCATTCTGGATGTTGATATGCACATCGGATTTTGTGAGGTCAATTCCATCTCCGACAATTTTCGGACATCGGAAGTACTTTCGGATTGCCTTGCTGTCATTTTCGACTCCAAGTAGTTTTTCGCTTTGTGGAATCGTAATACTGCGATTTTCCGCATTAATTTCGATATAATTGATTTCCGCCATTTTCCATCACCTCCTAATCTACCGGAACAAAAATCAGTCTCGTGTTAAACATGCTCCACTCCCCGCCATTTTTGTATGACGTAACAAGGATTGTGTCTCCTTTTGAGCATCGTCCGCAAAATGTAGATGATAATTTACAGTAATTACCATTCTGGCCAATCAGCGTATTATTAAGCTTGCAGCTTATTTCCTGCGCACAAGATGTATCGTTAACAGCCGAGGACACGGTTACGGTAAAAGCGTATTTGACTCCATCTTTTAAGTAGTCCGATGTGTTAAAGCTAACTGAACCTTTTACAACTGAGTCTACAAATATAGCAATCTTCTTTCCAAGATTCTCCGTCTTTACGTCTATACCGTCCATCTTTTCGCTCAGTTCTTTAACCGCCAAGGCATCAACAAATGTACCCTCTTTTGTAGTGGTTTTTACCGCATCGAGAGTTTTTGCGCGATTCGCTTTGATTTCATCGTCTGCCTTGATTCTTGCGTTTTTCTCTGCTTCAATCGCTTTATCTCTTTCACTCTTTTCGAGATTGATTGCTTCAATCCTTGCATCTCTTTCTTCTTGATCGCCTGCAATACGCTGTGCTTTTTCATTCTCATCAGCGGTTTTTCTTTCGCCAGATTCTTTGCTTACCGCCGTGACCGCCTGCTCGACAAGAGTCTGTTTGCCTTCTTCCTCATCGTCTGGAAATCCAGCAGATCCAGAGCATTTTACTTTTTCCGCAAAAGATACTAGTGTCTTGTCTTCATTAATGATCCTGATCTGCAACTCATTCATTCCAACAGCAAAAAAACCTGAACTCGGGGAAAACGCAATCACATTATCAGCCAGTTCGCACAGAGCGGAATTAGGTCTGCTCATGCTTTTGTGATTTGCATAAGCCACAACTGCTGCCGTTGCCGGAATCGTAAAATCCCTGACCGTAAATTCGATTCCGATCATGTCAGTGCCTTGCGTGATTTCAATCGGAATTTTGATGGTATTTTTTAACACATACACATCCCTTTTAATTGTATTCATAGTTTATCCTTTCTACCCTGGAATCCATTTGACGATATACGCTGATGCTCCGCCTGACGATCCGCCTGATTCACTGTGCGACAATCTCAGGACATAATTCCACGGGAAATTATAATAATTCGTGCACCATATTTCTCGTCCTGTTTGGTCACCACTCTGACCTCCCGTAGCACCGCCAAGCTCATTCTGGCTCGCCTGTACTACTTGACCATTGCCGATCGACATAGCAGTGTGGCTTGCTGTGTTTAGTAAGATATCTCCTCGCTTTATTCCGCTACCATTTGACAGATTGACAAATCCTGTCACATCCTCAAATCCACACGCTAAAAATGCAGAGTACATATTTCCGGTATATGTCGCACCGGCATCCTTAACCTTGATTCCGGCTTGCTGATAGGCAGTGATCAGTAATGAGGAGCAGTCATAGTCTGGACCCCAGCGACTCCCTTGATCGTATCCGTGACTATTATCATTTGCAATTCCAATCGCCCATTGAACTGCAGACTCTACAGCTTTGGCATTTTTACCGTACTGACCGAGTAAATTAAAATAACTCCGAGCCTGTGACCGTCTGTTGGACTCAACCTCTACTCCGGCGCGTTCAAAATTTTTGAGGAATGCACTGGCGAGTTCTTCCGGCGAGGATCCTGACTTTTTAAATGCGCTCCACGACATATTGTAAGCGCTTGTTGGAATCCACTGTCCTGTCGTCTCCGACAAGGCGTCAATCCAATACAGCTGACCGTTCGGATCTGCAATATCATATCCGTTCTGGCGCGCCCAGTCCGTATAATTCGTGGCAGGAGTCCACTGCACAAGACCAAACCCACCCGAATAGTTGTTCGCTTGTAAACTCTGCCACACTCCAGGATTGACATAGGACTCACTCTGCATATTGCCAAGCAATCCAGCAATTGCATTTAGCGACCATCCTCTTGCTGAGAGATATTTATACACTTCCAACGCATTTGCATTCATCTGCTCTTGTGATAGAGCGTAATTTCCGATGGTCCAAGCCATTAAAAGCCACCTTCTTTCGTATTTCCACCAACCAAAAATCCATTGACGTATTCGAGGTAAGTTCCGTCAGAAAAGACAGCTTTTCCGGTCTTGCCGGAATATCCTTTTCCGTCACGTTGCACCTCAAGAGATGCTCCACCGATGGTTGTTTTTCCCGAAGCCAGAAGCGATATATTGTCAAACCTTGCAGATAATTTATCTCCAATAGAGAGGAATTTTGTTCTAACAGCACCTTGCTCTGGATAGATCATAAGTCCTGTCAATCCACCGATCGCACCAGCACGGATGACAACCTCGTAAGATTCGGTCTTGAATGTTAATTTTCCATTTGAAAGGGTAGCCGTCTGACTCCCATCCGTGTTAGCACAGACATATTTGCCTTTTGCGTACACACCATCCTTGTCTAATCGCACAATCTCATTTCCGTCAGCGTTAAGTACTTTCGCAACTCCATTACCATTTCCGGCACCGCCTAATTCCAACGTTCCGCCTTTGATACGATCAGCAAGCATTGTTCCGGCCACAATAAAATCTGCAAAGAATCCTTGTCCTGTTCCGAATGTGCTCCACTTCCAATCTCTCCCATCAGCCGTACGCTCTGATGCAATCTCAAATCCGAGCGTGCCTAAGCACATTGCTCCAAATGTTGGGGAGTCAGGATCCAAATCCTCAAACAATACCGCACGGACCGTCTGCTTTTTTGCAATGGATGACTGTGCTCTAAGCTGCGCCTTAACTCCATTGATCGTACCTTGCACTTGCTGTCCAATAAGACTACCATCTGAGCGGATAGCCTGTTCAACTCTATTCATGATGGACGATACGTTATTTAAAAAATTGTACTGGAATTTTCCCAGGGTGACCGAAATAAGCTTATTCCTTACAGCATCCCATTCCAATTCGATGACTCTTGCATCAGATACGATTCTGAGCTTAGAGTGTTTACAGTGGACGGTATCTCCAAGTGATACAGCTTCCAACTCTTTCACGTCCTCGTACAGTTCCGTGTTCTGCAGAAGCTCCATGTCTGCTTTGATCGTAATCTTCGGCTTGTCGACACCTGCAGCATACTGTTCTTCACATTTCTTTTTGAGCGCTCCTTCGAGCTGTTCCTGCGTATCGCAAATGATTGTTCCGTTTGTCTCATCGTCCTCTGAGGCATCTGCACGCATTTTCACATCCTCAAAAGACATGACTTTGTAATGCACTGTTGGATATTTTTCAATCAGTGGCGAATCTATCCAAGGTGCGTCTCCGGCAATCATATATCCGTTGTATGACTTCGGAATAATTCTCGTAGCAACTTCCGTCATGTCGATCGTTTCGGAAAATCCGTCCTTGACGATATTCTTGCCGTAGAGGACTTGCACTCCATAATCACCACCGACATGATCATCTATCGTGATCTGATAGTTATTGTAGAGGATTTCGCCACCCCATCTATTGATAAATGAGTTCTCATCATTTCCATTGATGGCTTCAATCAGATTTTTTGTCTGATAATACGCTGTAGATAACTTTTTGATATCCGACTTTGCTGAATACATCTTGTTCGGAGCGGTCATGATGTCCAATGCATCTTGTCCATTCTTCTCGGTTGGTCTTACGTCCAATAAAAAGCAATCCTCTTTTGCATCCAAAAAGATAGGAGTAAGCTCTGCACTCACTCCTGAATCTCTTTTTTCTTTATTTTTAATACGGAACAACTGTTCGCCATTGAATGATGGCATCTTAACAACTGCATTGTCATTGATATATTTCCATCTGCCCTCATCATCAATCGGATGCTCTAATGTGGCTGTCCATTCGCCATTCAGTACCACATGAACAGAACATTCTTCCGGAAGAAGTGTCATATCTCCATTGTGATCATAATCTTTATTTTCGGCACTATAAATCTGAATCACTATAAACGCCTCCAATTCGGAATTACTTTCAGTTCAAATCCGTCCGTAATTTCGATTTTATTTCTCCCCTCAATCAAAATGAGGTTATCGTAATCACCAGTCACAGACGTATTACTAAGTGTTCCGTCTTCTCTGTATGCAAGCTTCCGTCCTGTGTCAATGGTTAGGTTTTGCCCTATATTTGCCACCATTTTTCCATCATTGACGACAAGAGTGCATTCGCCCTCGCCAGTAATCTTATAGATTGGATAGGCAATCTCATAAGGATTATCTACCACATCACTCGCAGGCATTTCTCCGAGTCCGCTTTCGAGATACCTAAGTCCATCTTTGGTTAGGAAAGTAGCTGTAAAATTACCAACTCTTTCCGTAGTACGTTTCCCATCGTCCACTTCAACTTTCAAAATCTTGTAGTAATGCTCCGGATCACAGCCAAACCGGAGCAATCCACCTCTTTTTGACAGCCATTTTTTTGCAAGTCCGAAACGTTCATCCCATCGGTCAGAATCTCCAATAAAGTTAAAATCCACTTTGATTTCTGTGGATTCATAACCTCCCTCCAACAGAATCAGCGTTCCGTCCATGCCAGGAATATCCACTGTCTTTTCTTTTCGGACAGCTGCCGGAATGTCAGGAATATTTTTCGCATAGATTCCTAAGCTTGATGCAAGAATTCCATTGTATTCTACGTCCATCATACTCCGACAGCTCCTTTCTTCCATTTAACGCTAGAGGACAGCTTTTTGATGATGGCATCTACTAGTACATCAGCAAGCTTTTTGTCTCCGAGTGAAATGTTATTCTCAATGACAAATGTCAATTCCGACAAAGCTTCAGCAATCAACTGAGCAAGTACAGTATTATTGGACTGCATCTCATCACGGATATAAGTCTTTAGTAAGTCGATTGGAAGAACTGCCTCCGCTCCGGCTTCGCCACCGCCCATCATTCTGTCTCCGTTCATTCCGAAAATTGTCGGACTGTTCAAGATACCACCGTTCGCATACCAATCTACGGAGAATTTCGGAAATTTCGGCGGAACAAGCGACCATGATCCGCTTGCCTTGAAGTGTGGGAGCTTGATTTTCGGAAGCTTCCATTCAAAGTTGAAAAATCCCTTGATTTTATTAATTACACCTTTAATAAAATCTGCAATGCCGCCAAATAGTGCATTAACTCCATTTCTAAACCATTCACATTTATTATATAAAAGGATAATCAAACCAATTATCACGACAATTCCCATTGGTCCAAGCACGGTCCATAGTTTTGAAATCAACGGAATCAATGTTTGTATTCCCATCGCAATATTCCCGATTCCCGAAAGAATTGGAGCTATTGCTGCCACTACCAATACACATCCGGCAATCAATCTCTGTCCTTCCGGGGAGAGCTGATTAAACTCTTCAATCAATCCGGCAATCAATTCCGTAATTTTGGTAATCAGCGGTGCAACTGTATCCGCAAGCTCAGCGGTTGCCTGTTGGAAATCTGCTGTTGCCTTATTTCCGTCTACCAAGTTCTTATTGTTTTCCTGCCATTTTTTTCCTGCATCTACGAGACCCTGATTCGCCATTTCCTGCATGACCAGGTTTACTCTCTCACTTTCGCTTCCACAAGCTGCAAGCTTTTCATTAAATGCGTCCTCCGAGGTTCCCGCCCAATTGAGCATATCCGCAAAAGTCCCAGTAACAGTACTTGTTTTCACAGTCTCATTGATTGATTCTGCAAGTCCATCAATAGGAATACTATCCCCGTAAGTTGCCCATGCACCAATCGTCCCCTCAATTACCGTATTTAATTCTTCTTGTGATAAGCCCAGCGCCTGAAGATTGGCCGTAGTTGTTGCAGCTGTCTGATCATCTGCAAGCACACCATATAAGGTCCTGTAACTTTCCGCTGTTTGTTCTGCTGTGTACCCTGCATTTTGGCTCGATACCTCAAGGGATCCCATAATTTTACGATATTCTGCCGTTGCAGGTACTGTAGCTGCTGTTGCCGCTACTATGCCTGCTGCCGCCGTTGATATTCCGCTAAACTTATCCCCTGTCTCTTTTGCTTTATTTCCAAAATCCTGTACTTTTTCAGCATAGCCTTCCGTTGCAGCTGCTCCGCTTTTCAGCTTTTTCTCAACATCTTCCAGTTTACTTTTGTAACCATTAAGTTTTGTAGTAGTTTCATTTATCTCATTCTTTTTGTCCTGAATTGCTTTTTCATCTTTATTTTCAGCAGATTCAAGAATATTCAATTGTTTTTTTAATGATTCAAGTATTCTTTCGTAATTCTCTGTTTGATTTAAAAGATACTTCTGTTCATCTTTATATTTTACAATCGACTTTGTATGATCGTCATATTTCGCTTTAAGAGCTTCGATTTCAATCTCATTTGCCTTAATTTTATCTGTAGACTCTGCAATTTCATCAGATAATTTCCTAATTTGTTCCTTATTTTCTGCTGCTCCGCTCTCAAGTTCTTCTGTTACTTCAGCAAGGCCTTTCTGATATTTTGTTAAACTAATCTGTGCACTTGTAAGCTGGTTCTGCTTCTTTCGGATTGCATCCTCATTTCTGTTTTCTGCAGATTCCATTTCTTCAAGCTCACGCTTCAGAATTTCCACTTTATCAGAATAAACGTCCGTCTGTTTTGCCAAATATTCCTGACGGTCTTTTAACTTTTCAACTGCAGTAGTGCTATCATCCCATGCCGCTTTTGCAAGTTTAAATGAATTACTATTTTCCTGAACGGCTGTATTTACCTGCTGCATCGTCTTTTGAAAGTCTGCTGCACCATCTGCCTTAAACACTAATCCAACTCTCTTCAGTTCATCTGCCATATAACGTCCTCACCTCCCTCGCTTTCTTCTCACGGAATATCTCATATTGTTCGCAAAAAAAGACGGGACATGAGTGGAAGAACTCGTCCTCTGTCATTCCCATCTCTCTCGCATCAACCATATATTCAGCCCAATTTATCTCGAGCTGAATGCTTTCATCTGCGCTTTCGATTCCTCTTTTTTTTTAATTTTGTCAACTTCTTTCTGATAAGCCTCTACAACTTCAAGAAGTTCTGTCGGATCCGGTGGCACAAGCTGAAGTGCTTCATCAAATGTCACTTTTCTCCCATTGCTTCTTACCATTGCATAGATAAGCTTCGCTGCAAAATTCATCTTGTCGCTGTCTGTTGCTTTTCCGCTCTTTTCAAGTTTGTCTATTCTCCGTCCAAGCTTTGAACCACCTATCTGATCAAGATAAAAGATTGTTCCAAAATTCATTTTCGCTTCAATGGTTGTCCCGTCTGTAAGCTTTATAATTTTACCTGCATTCATGTGCCACTTATTCCTTTCACGCTCCTACTGCTGTTGTAAGGTCTGCATCCGTCAGAATCGGTTTTGCGAAAAACTTCTCTTCTGTAAGTCCTGCCGGTGCCGTGGACTCTGTGACCTTGCTCACGATGTTTCCTTCTGCATCAAACGGATATGCCCTGATCTTAATCGTGTCTGTCTGCTCACTTGCTTTTTCCTCAGATGTTGCAATATCATCGGAGTTCTCAACAAGCTTGCATTTTGGAAACCACTCATAACGAGATTTTCCGTTTTTCAGTTTTACAACCTTTCCATAAGCAAAGATTGGTCTTTCGCTCTTTCCGCCAGCGAGGATAAGTCCGCCTGTTCCTTTTGTCTCTCCGCGCATTTTGGATATAGTATCGTCCGGGAATGCAATCACAGATACCTCAATGTCGATACTGGACATCGGTGAATCTGAATCATAGATTTTTCCGGATGCATACACATCACTTGTCTCAGAGTTCTCAGTTACCTTTACGCTCTTAACGACTTCTGTCTTCTCAACATCAGCCTCGTAAGTGCCATCGTACTCTTTGCCCTCTGTTGCATCAGCAAAACACATATACTGTGCACCGACTGTCTGTTTCATAGCCGGTTTTTTTGTATTAATAGGCATTAGTTAACCTCCTAACCGAAGATGCTCTCTGTCATCTTCTTGTAGTATTTTTCCTTGTTTCTTTCAAAGAGTGGCTTCAAGTGTGCCCTTGCTGCCATCTTCCTGGTTCCATGCTCAAGCATTGGACCGTAATACTTGCCCCATCCAACCTTAATTCCGCTGTCAGTTCTTTCCAGTGCGAATGTACTCACGATATGCGTGTACCCCGCTTTGGTGATCTGACTTCGTGGTTTTGGGAGTCTCAGAAGGTCATTCACAAACTCCTTTGCCCCCTCTTCCACTGCGTCAAGTGCTTTGTCCGGGCTTACGTTCTCGGAATACTGTTTCAACAGTTCCTCGAAGTCTTCAAACCCTCCACTGTCAAAGGTTATCCCGCTGCTCATCCAATCACTCCATCAGTTTTAATTGAGAAGTAAGAATGCCATACACGGTCTTCTGTCACGTATTCGTGAGCAATGGTCGGATGGTAGCCAAGCTCATTCAGACGGTTTTTCAATGCAATCAGTTTCGGATTGCGTGGCTTTCTAGCATAAAAACTAATCTGCCATGTAATCTCATTCTCATAATCGTCACCGGATGCCATTGTGTCTTCCCACATAATCTCCCAGTAATCAATTCTCGGAAATACCTTTTCATTTTTGAGACTACTGACTCCCTCATTCACAGGGCAACCAATATCGTGCAAAATCTCACTCAGTTCTTTCTGTGTCATCGATAACCTCCCTGTCGTGTGCCGGCGTTTTCAGTGTCAGTTCCGACTCTCTAAATCCATCTTTCGTAGTGATGTGCGCCACATTGTAGATCTCGTGTTGTTCTCCGCCAATAATACAGACACATTTACTGTTAATCTGCTTATACTGTGGAATAGCGAGTTTTAGCGTCACTTCGATGCTGTCAGCGGATAGCTTTGCTCTGGTGGTGTCATATACCGCAAGCTCACGATACCAAAAGCGCATTCCGGTATCACGGAGCTTTTCTTCCGGATAATCTTCCGACTCATCATTTTCGATGCGATACAGTTCAAGTACTCCGTCAGTGTATTCAGGCAGTGCCATTTACGTCCACCTCCGTCTCCATCTGCCAAGTCAGGATCACACTTGCATAATTCTCAAAAAACTCACTTACTCGGTGGTGATAAGAATAATACATATAATTCTTCATTAGCATTCGATACGTCAAATCTTTGGTGATGCCACAGCCAGGATTCAATCTCCCGACTGCATGTTCACCTTCTTTTGCAAGATTTCTCAGCTGTCTGTCATCGTAGTATGGAGGAATCTGGAACTCTTCTCTCATCTCATCAACAAGAATGGATAGTTCATTTTCGTTCATACTCTGCCCTCACTCTTACTAAACGGATGCAGTAGATGTCTGATGTACGTTAATTACATACTCTTCAAGTTTTGTGACGTCGAAGATAACTGCAACATTATCATCAACAGCTCGTCCATTCGCAAAGCAGTTCGCAATGATCAGATCCGCATTTTCCATCGCTTTTGTCTGATCATATTCTGTTACTCTCACACCCGTCGCACCCATTGTGTAATATCCATCAATGGTAAATGCTGCTTTACCCTGCGGGCAGTTAGCATCCGGGATCTTTTCAATATCAACGAATGTTTTATTGACATATCCACCAGTAAGTGTTTCTCCAAACATGCACGGATCTACATATTCCGCTTCATCCGCCGGGTTACAAATCAGATACAGTTTGGTAACAACACGTTTTCCGTTATTTGTAAGAGTTTTTCTTGCATTTGCAAGTCCCTTCGGGCTGAATTTGGTGATGTTATTTAAAACGGTCTTCGCTTTATTTGTTCCATCGTCATTTGTGGTTCCGATCTGACGGAAAATACCGATCGGACCGGTCTTTCCATCTCCATCCAGATAGCCTTTTACAAGACCGTCCTGCATTGCTTCCGAAAGAATTGCCCTAAAATACCGGTCTACGAATTCCATAGAAAGTTCACGGATTGCCTTCGGGATCACCAGATATGCAGAGAGCATATGAAGTTCAATATTCAGTGCTGAAATAGTTCCTGATAATTCGCCCTTGATTTCATCTGTAAGATCTCCCCATACTGCTGCACCTGAATGTGATGCTACTACCCATTTCTTTACATTTGCCGGTGCCATGTTTACCAGTTTTAAAATTGGAGATGCTTTTCTTACATCATCGAGTGTGCGATCGATAATTTCTGTCGGGATGATATCAATCTGATTTGCTGTTACAGACTGCTTAATATCCTTGAATCCCTCATAAAATTTCTTTTCTTCCTGTGAGAGATTGCGGAGTCCAAGCTGTTTCTTAAATTCAGCGTCATGGCTCGCTCTTTCTGCCTCTGCCACCACCTGATTGATCAGATCTGCATGTGCTGCTTCCTCGATCATTTCGATCGACTGCATAATTGCATCTGCTTTCTGATCCGCCGGAGCGCTCTCTAACAGCTGCTTAACTTTTTCTTTTAATTCCTGTGATAAATTTTCAATCTTCATTTTATCTTTTCCTTTCTACTCAAAAAATGCACTCCATCCAGTGCTGCTATTTGCTGGTTCCTTTGGCTCTGCCGGAACTTCTTTCTTCTGTAAAAGATTCACTACTCTTTCCGCAATGACCTCTGCGATTGCTTCATCATCCAACTGCATTGCAATTTCTACCGGCTTTACATTTTCCGGTTTTTTGAGAATGGCACTGCGAATATTTGCAAATGCTGATTGTTTAATTCCGCCATCATCGGACTTTTCGGTTTTTGTAGCAAATCCATATTCTACAGCTTCCTGAGCTGTGATCCACGTTTCATTGTCCATGAGATTTTTAATCTCATCTTCTGAAATCACTGCTCGACTTACATAAGCATTGACGGAAGCCTGTGTGATTTTATCAAGGTCTTCTGCTGCCTTTCTAAGCTCTGTAGCATTTCCATTCGCATATGTCCATGCATTGTGGATCATGAGCAGTGATGCTTCATTGATGATTCTTTCGTCACCTGCCATAAAAATGACTGATGCTGCGGAACAAGCGAATCCATCACAGATTGTAGTGACTTTCATATCACTATTCTTGAGCGTATTGTAAATCGCCAATCCCTCTGCGACCTCACCGCCATAGCTGTTGATATGCACATTGATTTCTTTTGCATCCAAGGACTGCAGTTCGTTCACAATTCCGCTTGCTGACACGTCACTTTCTAACCACGGCCATGATGTGATGTCACCGAAGATGTAGAGGTCCGCCACATCATTCTTAGATTCCAAGGAATAATACTTTTTTGCGTCCATGTTCTCTTTCCTTTCTTTCGGATTTACTGTTTAACGGACAGCTCCGAGATAATTGGATCACCTCCTACTGATCGCGTTTTCTATGCTGCATTACCATTTCCCTCCTCTCCATAGTTCTTTGTCAGAGCTCTTGCCTGGCTGAATTCTGTATTCAGCACTGTGTAGCCTACCATTTCACGGAGTTCATCGTAATTAAATCCAATTCCGCGAAGTTTATCCAGATTGGTTGCACTGTCTACCACATCTACGTGTTTGAAGCGTGCCAGCCATACCATAACTTTTTCATTCTTTGTGCAATAATCATTTTCACCAACTATATAAGCCGTCAGTGTATCATTGATCACCTCCGCCACCGGACCAACGGCATAGGTTATGAATTCGTTCGTGGCATCTGATTTTTCTGTAATATTGCCATTAAATACCGCTTCCGGAATGTCAAAGGCGTTTGCCACCTCATTATTGATTTGCAATGCCATTTTTGCCAGTTCTTCTGCCTTAGTTGTTGTGTTGATCTGCAGCTGTTCAATCGCCACATTGTCCGTTTCCGTAAGCACAGCAAGCTCATTTGATTCCAATAGGCTCTTGATTTTTTTCACATATTGATCCTTTGTCATCTCTTTGTCTGTGCCATCTGCCTGTTTTTCTCTGAATGATAGCGTTGCTGTCCCAAGTTTTAATTTGAATCTCGGCATACTGGACATACGCATCATCGCATTAATAGCATCAAGCGTCCGATCATACTGTCCAACTACGTTTTGCAGATACAGGCGAATTCTTGCATTATCATATTTTAGGTGTATCACCTCTGATGATCGCTTTTTTTTCCAAATCGGATAGTCGTATCCGGCGCATGTCAGTGTTATATTGCTATATGTTCGCTCAGTCAGCACATTATTGCTAACATTCCAAGCTGATGCCAGATAATATTTACCACCTAACGGAATAATCAGCACTTCCTGTACCGTAAGAAGTTGTCTTACAACTTCCGTCCAGAACACAGTTCCGCACTCATGGTCATTAGGCTGTATATTCAGCCGATACTCCTGTTTATTTTTCTCTTTACTTTCTGTCTGTATCAAGATATCGGATTTAGCAATTGCCTTCGCAATCATCATAACTGCTTTTTCAATGGCCAACTTTGATAAATTCAACTTTTCCATATCCACCGCAATAATCTCAGCTAGAGACTGCATCTCCTTATCCCGTTGCCACAAAAATTTAAACATATTCTTCTCCTGTTAAATATATACGATCTGGACTTCCAGCTCATCTTTGCAGAACATTGCTACATCAAAAGCCATAAATCCATCATTTTTCCTTAGCTTCGGTTCAATTTTACCAAAGCTCTTGTTTCCAAATTTATCTTCAGATACTCTTGTATTGTTTGTATACCATCGCATGATTGCAGATGGTCCAAAGTTAATCATGCCTTGCGAAAACATCGACTGGATGAATGGTGCGATAATTCCAGTCACTGATGTTATCTTTCGAATCAGACGGACTATTCCATGTGGGTTCTTCTTGTCTTCTATTGTCAGCCCGCGTTCTTCGAATGCCTGTTTGAACAATGTGTACCGGTAAGTATCCATTGCAATCTTCTTGACCTCGTAGTATTTCATCTGTTCCATGCACCAGTCTGCGATCAGGTTCACATCAATCACCGGACCTGGAACAATCTCGAAGTCTTCAAATTCTGTCTGTCCTACATTTCTCAGTGGGAACTTTATGGAATCGATAAATGGAGAGTCTGCACAGATCCATGTATGCTGTCTCCAAATCCACTCACCTTCATCAGTCTTAGTCAAAATACCGGCGGATGCAAAGTCTCGCACATCTGCATAGTCAATTCCAATGACTGCTGCCTGTCCTCGTGTATCCAATGTTATCCTTGGAATCTTGTGTTCCAACTCTTCCATTGTCCTACCTATATAGCAAGCTCGTAGGACATTCTGCCAGGTTGTGACCGTTTCCTCTTCTTTCCGCGCCGATCTGTCCATTCGCTTTGTTATGAACTCTGCACGCTTAGAAGGAATCTTCTTCATTTCTAAATAGTCATGCATGATCTGATTCGCAAGAATCGGCATATACTCCATAGATGGATTAGCCTTATGCCATGCCTCCGGATCATCCACTTCCTTCATATCATCGATCTCGCATATGAACGGGAAGTATCCCAGCAGATTTTCTCCTGTCTCCAGGATCTCAGCGCACATTGCTGATATCTCATCCAGTGGGCCGTCTCTCACATATCCGTCAGTCGTGATGATAAATTCTCGTGAATGCTTAACTTTACCAAAAGAGGATTCAAATACATTTATCTGATCGTAATTCTCATATGCGTGAATCTCGTTTAGCACCAGGCATCCAGTTCTTTTACCATCCTTTGTCTTTGCATTGGATGTGTTATATTTCATTTCTGATCCGGTCACAAGGTTTGTTATCAGCTCTTTTGTTACGGAAAATTTTCCTTTGAACTTCTGGTTATCATGCAGCATATCATAAGCCACTTTGAATGTATCCTTCACCTGGCTCTCTGAGTTTGCCACAATTTCAACGTGGTAATTTTTCACTCCATATAACGGAGTCTGAAAGAAATTTACCAGCGGCACGATGAATCCATCTTTGCCATTTCCACGTCCTTCCTTGATGAAGAACTTTGAAAATACTGGAATATCATCCACATACATAAATGCAAAGGCATAAATGAACTTTTGGAATGGAAATAGCTCATAGTAATTGGATTTACAATACTGTAAGCAATCCCTATATGTTTTCTCGTCAAAAAAAACATCGTCCCGCTTTAATATCGGCTTCACGATGTTTTCTATGAGCAATTTTCTTTTCTTGTTTATCCACTTCGGATGTTCTTCGGCATATTTGAGATAATAATCAATCTCTTTACAGATAACCATCTGTAGGATTCTCCGGCTCTGGTACCGGCTCTTTTAACTTCAGATCTGCCAGGATCTTCAGCATCATAGCCGTTGTCTTTTGCAAATTGACCACTGATTCATTCGCCTTTTCTACAGTTACACCATTTCCATTTATCGTTTCATACCTTAGCCCTTTCGCCCTGATATCTGTGATTAATTTCTTTTTCAGCGACCAATAATACACATAATCATCAATCATGTCCATATAGAATTCCGCTTTCATCCCACGTAACTCCAACTGCCTTATCAATGACTCTTTCATAGCTTTTTGTGTCAATTTGCTCACCTCTTTTCACTCAAATCATGCCTTTTTTTGCTGTTTTTATGCCAAAAAATACAGGCTTTTTACGCCTGTCTCTAAAAATTCTTTCTTATAGTAAATTTCCAAAAATGTCACCCCTACCCTTTTCACGCGAGATTTCATTTTTTCTCCAGAGTCATGGCTACATCCCCGTTCTTCATTCAGCAAAAATCGCAGAGAATTGACCGGGGGGTACTACCATCTCTCTTCGCTCGGAAGCTTCTTCTTTCTCGCAAACCTCTTCGGTGCTCTGCCATGTCTCAGGTTGTGACACTGCGTACATAGACTTACCAGGTTATCATCATCAAGTCCAAGTTCCGGATGTTCCTTTAGTTCCTGGATATGATGTACCTCTTCAGCTCTCCATATCTTTCTGTCTCTTCCAATCAGCTGTGTGCCAGATGCAGCTGCGTCTTTTATTCTCTTGCGGCAATCCTGACACTCGTAATGATCTCGATCTAATATCTGCATTCTCTTATGTTTCCATGCAGATGAGTTGTAAAATGCTTTTGCTTCTTTGTCTGTCATATTTTTATTTTGGCGGTTTCTGTATCTGTAATAAGGAGTTCAAAAAAGTAATAATCGCAACAAACAAATGTACTGACGTATGGATAAATTCTTTCCAGAGTAAACCGCCAAACCTCTTTCCGGAATTCATGGCAAAGA